TAGAAAAACAACTAGTGCTAGAAAAACTGTAAAGGCTCCTCGTAAAAAAGCGAAAAAACAAATAGTTAAAGTAAAAAAAGGGGGTAAATCTGCTTCAGGAATACAAAGACAAAGAGCAACTCCTTGGCGAAATAAAGCAGGCTTAAATCCGGTAGGACTTAAAGCACTTATTCAGAAATCCTTACCAGATGTAATAGCTAGAAAAATGACAGGAGCTCCAACTTTACAATATAGAACAGGAAGATTTGCACAATCAGCAGAAATTACAGACATAGTTCCAATGCCCAGATCAGTAGAAATAAGATATGACTATATGCAGGATCCTTATAGAGTTTTTGAACCAGGAAGTGGAAGTCCTTTAGCAACCAGAGGAAGAGATCCTAGAGAGTTAATAGGTTCCTCAATAAGAGAAATAGCCCAAATGATAATGGGCACAAAATTCGGTATAGTTAGAACTAAGAGAGTATAATGGCAAGAAGCACATCAACAAGAAGATCACAAATTTTAGACGCTTTAGTTGTCAAGTTTAAGGATATTAATGGCACAGGGGATTATCGAACAAATTTAGCTAATCAAGTATTCCCAACAATGAAATTTTGGGACGAAATTAGCACTTATCCAGCAGTACATCTATCTGCAGGAACAGAAACAAGAGAATATTACGGAAGTAATAATAGGTGGAGATTTTTAACAGTTACAATTCGAGCATATGTAAATCAAGAGGACCCAGTTGAGGCACTTTGTTTATTACTCGAAGATATAGAATACGTACTGGATAACAATTTAAGTATTGCTTATTCAGATTCATACGGAAGCGCTAGTACCGCACAACAAACCATTATTAGTATTGATACTGATGAAGGAGTGTTAGCACCTCTCGGTATCGGCGAAATGATAATAGAGGTGCGATATTAGAAAACGGGATATTGAAGCAAAAGCACAGATATTCCCCTTTTCAAGATTATTATAGGAGACTATAATGGCAACAAAACTATATTTTAGTAGAGATACGAAAGTATTTGCACATGTACCAATGGCAGCGGCCGGTACTTTAAATATGTATTATGACTTACCCGTCTTAGACGGATTTTCGTTTTCTCAATCGACAAATACTAGTGAAATTATGTTAAATGAGGCACAGAGTGCCGCAGGAGTAAGTAGAAGAGGTCGTTCAATGTTTAACGACTCTTATGCGCCAGTTGAGTGGAGTTTCTCCACTTATATGATGCCTTACACTTCTGCAGGAGGGACTCAAGGAACTTCAGGAAGAGGCGATGCAACAGATGGAGACCATAGAGAAGTTTCAGAAGCTATGTGGGCTATGTTCTTTGGACAAACTGTCAATGCGGGGTTAACTTCAGATGCAACTAACTTAGACATAGTACAATCTGGAGCTAATAAAGCAACAGTAGGTGTATTTGACCTTTACTTTGTATTGGGAGCATCTCATGCAGCAAGTGCGTATAATTATTCAACTGGAGCCACTTCAGCAGATCAGATGGTTTATAAACTCTCTGATTGTTCTGTTGGAGAAGCATCATTTGATTTTGATCTTGATGGAATTGCTACTGTAAATTGGTCTGGAAACGGAAAACTAGTTACAGAGCACGCAGGTCTTAATGCAACAAGTACAAGCATTTATGAAGGTGTAACTAATACTACTGGTTTCATAAGAAACAGAGTATCTGATTTAGTTATTTCAGGAGATCCTTCTGGAAGTTCAGTAACTTATGTTACTACTTTAACAGGTGGTAATATTACTATGAGTAATAATCTTACTTATCTAACTCCAGAAACTCTTGGTGTAGTTAATCAACCATTAGGACACGTTACAGGTAGCAAAAATATTGGAGGAAACTTCACTTGTTATCTAGATAACGCCGGTTCAACATCAAGTGCAGAACTTTTTGAGGATCTTGTAGAAGCAACTACTGATATTCAAAACTCATTTAGTTTACTTTTTGATATTGGAGCAAGTACAATACCGTATGTAAAAATACAAATGCCACAATGTCATTTAGAAGTACCTTCTCATTCAATTGATGAAGTAATTTCAATGGAAACTAATTTCCACGCGTTACCAAGCGATTTCGATTCAACAGACGAAATAGACCTTTTCACATTTTATGGAAAAGACCCTTCTTAACGCATAACTAGGTTGTTAGGGCGGTACACCGCCCTAACATTTTTTAACAAACAACAATAGGAAACAACCAGCATGAACGAACAAACAACAACAGTGTCAACAACGCCAGTATCTCTGGCAACTTTGATGACACCCAGCAAAACAGTTTCTATAGATTTTCCTGATATGGAAGGATTTACAGTTAAATTATGTTACTTAGCAAGAGATGAACTTATGAAATTAAGATCTCGTTGTTTAAAGCAAAAATTTAATAAAAAAACTAGAGCTTTTGAAGAGCAACTAGATGAAGATACTTTTTTAGTAGAATATGTTAAAGCTATTATTAAAGATTGGAACGGTTTAAAATATAAGTATTTGAAAGAATTAATGCTTGTAAATGTAGAGAATATGAAAGAAGACGATGAACTACCTTTTACAAGAGAAAATGCAGAATTACTTATGAAAAACTCATTAGACTTTGATACTTGGGTTACAGAAACAGTAGGTGATCTCGAAAATTTTACATAGACCAAGTAGAAGCGATAGTAGCGCTGCTTGAGAGAAAATATCAATCAGACTCTCAATTTAAAAGTTATAAAGAATACATAGCAGTAATGGAAAGACTGGGAAAAGAACCTGATCCTAATAAGGCCCCTATAGAAGATTATCATTTTCCAATAGAGGTTCAACAAGCATTTCTTATACATAGAATGCTTTCGGATCAATGGGACGGTATGTCAGGTTCTTATATGGGCAAAGATTGGGCTCCAGTTTCAGTATTTTTAGATACTTATAATATAGAAGATAAAGTAGATGTTTTATATTTTTTAAAAATTATAGATCAATTAACTGTAGCACAGAAAAATAAAAAGCTAGAAAAAGAACGCGAGGCTCGTGAAAGAAAAAGCAAAGTAGGGGGTAAAACTCCTAAAGTATAATAAAATTATGGCAAAGCAAAATGAATTTATAGTCAGATTTAGACTTCAGGACGACGGATCTATAAAACAAGTAGGTCAACAAGCTGAAAAGACGGGTAAACAGGTAAAGAAGGGCGTTACTCAACAAGCCCATAGTGCTGATCGCGCTATGAAAGGCTTAAGTCAACAGTCGTCTAATGCAACTAAAAATTTCTCAAAAATGTCGCAAGGCTTGGCAGGGGGTATTGTACCCATTTATGCCACATTAGCAGCACAGATTTTTGCTGTATCTGCGGCTTTTCAATTCTTAAAGAATACTGCAGATTATAGAATGTTAATTGAGGGTCAAAGAGCTTTTGGTATAGCTACTGGTACAGCGTATAAATCTTTAGCAAAAATTATTGGTGATGCAACTGAAGGTCAAATTACTTACGCACAAGCTTCGGAATCAGCCGCAATAGGAATAGCATCAGGATTAAGTCCGGGTCAATTAGAAAAGTTAGCAACAGCAGCGAAACGAGTATCAATGGCTTTAGGTAGAGACCTTGTTGATTCTTTTAATAGATTAGTAAGAGGTGCCACAAAAGCAGAACCAGAACTTTTAGATGAATTAGGTATCGTCCTTCGATTAGATCCTGCACTTAAAAAATATGCTGATAGAATAGGTAAGACTAAAGAACAATTAACAGCTTTTCAAAGAACACAAGCTGTAACAAATGAAATATTAGAGCAAGCTGAAACAAAATATGCAGCGATTGAAGCTATAATGGACATACAAGTAAATCAAATAAATAAAGCTAATGTAGCTTTTGATAAAATGTTAAATGCTTTTAAACTTTGGTTAGCAGGGCCAGTTGAGAAAATGGCTAATTTTTTCGCTAAAAATATGATGGCAGGAGTATCCATAGTAATTTTATTTGCTTATTCTATAATTAGAAATATGTTACCCTCTGTAAAAGCTTGGCAAGCTGGTTTAGCAGAGGCCTCTATTGAGCACAAAGCACATGTTGCATCAATGAAGCAAGACCTTATAGATTATCAACTTGCTCTAGCAGCAGCTCAGGCTCAATCTAGAGGTAGTTTTGCAGCAGGTATGGGGACTCAGCAAGGTAGAGCAGCAGGTATAGATCCCAGATATTATGCAGCAGGTGGAGGAATGGCTTTGTTAGCTAGTGGACGTGATCCTTCTAAAAGACAACTTGGAGCTTTAAAAGGACAACTCAAAAGAAAAGTTGGTCCTTTTAGTGATAAGGCTTTGGGAGGAGATGCAAAAGCAGCGCAGAAGATACGGGACCAATGGGATAAAACTTTTAAGAGTATGGATAAAAATATTAAAGGTACTGGTAAAACTTTTAAAGGCACAATGGCAGAAATGAAATTAAAATCTAATGTAGCCACCGGAACTGTGTCAAAAGGATGGAATGCAGTTAAAGGTGTATTTATGTCAGTAGCTAAATGGGGTTTAAAGATATTTAGAGTCCTTACATGGTTCGGTATAGCTTCAATTGTACTTCCTCCTATATATGCATTAGCAAAAGGATGGTTAGGAGTAGGTGAAGGAATAAATGAAGCTAACAGTGACATGCAGAATTTTATTATTCAACAGCGTATGCTAAATGCGGAAATAGAAGAATTTGCAAATGAGTCAGAAAAGGTTATGAAGATGGGATATTTTGCATGGTTAGCCCAACGAGGAAGAGGAGTAGGCCAATTAAGAATGGAAGAGGTTTATGATACTTGGTTAGAAGCTCGTAAAAAATATCAGGTGGAAACTGAGAAGGTAATGAATAAGAGCACGATGACTCAGTTTATGGCTGGAAAGAAATTACCCCCTATGAGAGGCTTGGGTTGGTTGAACAAAATACAGCAATTTATAGGTAAGCCAATCGGAGAGAGGTGGTCGGCTGAGTTAGAGGAAGCAGTAAAAGCTAAAGATGAATTTAAAGAACTATCTTTAGCAATGCTAGACGCTTTTAGAGTAGGTACAAAGCTTGATAAGGGCTTCCAGGACTACTATGATACTCTAAGAGACGGAAAGGACTTGAATAAAGAAGACCTAGACGCAATGAATGCAAGAGTAGAAATTTGGCGAGCTGGAACTAATGCGTTAGCACGGGAACAGGAGCAATGGGAAAAGGTTAACCAAACAAGGAACAAATGGCAGAGACCTACTGCAGATGCTAGAAGTAAATATATAATAGAATTAGATCAAATGGAAAAAAACTTAAAGGCTCAGTTAGCTATGGCTGAAATAGCAGAGAAAAATAAACTTACAGATGAAGGAATTGCGGAGTTAAAGGAAAGAATTACGGAAAATTATAAAAAACAATTAGAATTTGTAACATTAATAGCTGACGAGGAAAGAGCAATAGCTAATTTAGCAGCAGCAAAACTCAGGGGAGAACAAATTAAAGGTTCAATTGTTGGTGGGACTGACTTTGGTAAGAAGCAAATGACGTTACAAAAAATAAATGAAGGCAAAGCAACTCAATTAAGTTTAGAAAATAAACTTAAAGATCACAATTTAAAACTTACAAAGGCCATGGGGGGAGAAGAACTCAGGTTGCATTTAAAAGAAGTGACTAATTTGGAAAACAGTATAGCGTTACAAAAACAAAAAAATAGGAATTTGGAACTATCAATAGATACTATTCATGAGATTGGAGTAGCAGGATTACAAGCTTTTGATCAAGGATTACAAAAAGGAATAATGGGAGTTATAGATGGAACTAAAACTATGAAAGAGGCATTCCTTGAAATGTCAAAAGCAGTCATAGCAGCAATAGCACAAGTTATAATTAAATTAATAGCTATGAAAGCTGTAGAAGCCATGGGATTTAGTTTTGCAGGAGGAGGAGTTATTCCAAAAGCAAGTGGTGGATATATAGGAAATAAAAAACCCAGGGGCTATAGATCAGGCGGAATTGCAACAGAACCAACCTATCTTGTTGGAGAAGGCAGATATAATGAAGCAGTAGTACCGTTACCAGATGGAAGAAGTATTCCTGTACAGATGAAAGGTGGAGGCTCAAACGTTGTAGTAAATGTTAATGTATCTTCTGATGGGCAGACAACTAGTGCTTTAGAATCCGATCAAGGACAACAAGCAGCAAATTTAGGAAGAGCAATATCCGTAGCAGTAACAGAAGAAATTTATAAACAGAAAAGACCAGGTGGGGCACTTAGCCCTTATGGATAATAATTATGGCAATAGGATTTGATATTAGTGGTAGTTTAGGAGTGGTAAAGCCTGATAAAAGTATGACACGGGCTTCTACACCTAGAATTTTTAAAACAGACTTTGGAGACGGTTATGAACAACGTCTTGTAAATGGAATAAATAATCTTGCTGAAAGTTATGCTGTAACTTTTAATAATAGAACTAAAGAAGATATAGATGATATTACAGCATTTTTTGCTACTAAAGGAGCAGTAACAGCATTTACTTTTACAATTCCAGATTCAAACAACTCAGGAGAAACAGCTGTAAAAGTTGTATGTGATAATTGGTCTCAAATTTATTCTTATGGAGACTTTTATGGCTGTACTGCAACTTTTAGACGAGTTTATGAATCATGACAGATATAACCAAAGATGTACAGAAACAGGATCCTGGTTCTCAACTTATAGAATTGTGGGAATTAGAGATTGGTACTGATACATATGCTTATTTTTATTCAGGTCTAGAAGCTGATTTAACTACTGTTCAATTCAGAGATCAATTTAGTGGTGGAACTACTAGAACTTATCTTGCGTTACCTATTCAATCTGAAGGTTTTAACCTTCAATCAACGGGGGCTTCTGCCCGACCAACCATACAAGTTGCAAATCTACTAAGTACTTTTAGTGATGCTTTAGGTGGGTTATCTAATGAAGACTTATTAGGAAAAAAGATATATAGAAGAACTACTTTATATAAATATTGTATTGGACAATCAGGAGACGCAAATCCTCCAGTAGAATTCCCAATACAAATGTGGTTTATAGATAGAATTTCAGAAAAAAATCCAGTACAAATCACATTCGAACTATCTTCAGCTTTTGATTTATTTGGAACTAAATTGCCAAGACGTAACATTATTGGAAATGCTTGTGCTTGGATTTACCAAGGAGGATCAGAAGAATTAGATGAAGAAGATCAAATTGGAGGATGTAAATGGGACACTTATGGTAGAATATCAGATGACGGAACATCTCGTATTGTATTTTTTAATGCTAAAGATGAACAAGTTGTTCTTTCAAGCTTAGCAGGATTAGATACTGCTTATGCTAGTGGTACTGCATATACCGCAGGTCAATATAGAAGAGTTGCAAAAACAGGTTTAACTCAAATTAATGCAGATAGAACTTTAACAACAGGACAAAGTTCATATGATTATTGGCAATGTACTAGAACCTGTACACCAGGTCCTCCTGGTGATACTAATACTAATTGGAGAAGAATAAGAGTTTATAGTGCTTATTCTGCAAGTACTACTTATAAAGGTTATACCGATCCAAATTATAATGAATATGTAACTTATGATAGAGGGAATCAAGATGTAACTACAAGACTATGGCAAGTAAAATATACTACACAATATACGTCAGCTCATCAAGCTACACCAACTTTTAATACTTATTGGAAAATCGGAGATCAGTGCTCAAAAACGCTTAAAGGTTGTGCTAGACGTTTTAGATCTAGCTTTGGTACTGTTGATAGTGAAACTCGAAGAGTAATTGGTGAAGCAGACGCAACATTGCCATTCGGAGGATTTCCAGGTTCTAGGGTCTTTAAATGATATTAGATAGTCATTTTGATACTATAGTTAAATATTTTAATAAAGAATATCCTCGAGAAGGTTGTGGTGTAATTGCAATACAGAAAGGCAAATCAAAATGGTTTCCATGTAAAAATGTTGCAGAAGATAATGAAGATTTTATAATTGATTCAACAGATTATATAAGAATAAACAGGAACGCAGATATAATAGCAGTAGTTCATAGTCACCCAGATACTACAGCAAAGCCAAGCGAAACAGATGTGAAGCAGTGTAATGCATTAAATTTAGATTATTATATAATTAGTATCCCTGAAATCAATCTTCATCATTTAAAGCCAAATCGTACAGAAGTGCCTTTAATTGGTAGAGAGTATGAATTTGGTGTCAATGATTGTTTTTCATTAATACAATCATACTATGAAAAATTTGAAATTAAAATGCCGAGACAGGCGTTTGAAGATGACTGGTGGGATAAGGGACTTGACTATTTTGGAGATTTATGGCAAGAATATGAAGGTTGGAGTGAAGTGACTGATGGAAGTTTGCTCGAAAATGATTTATTATATTTTAATGTACAATCAAGCGTACCAAATCATTGTGGTATTTATTTAGATGGTGATCTTTTATTGCATCATGCAGTATATAGGTTATCTTGTAGAGAACTATTATACCCTTTTTGGGCTAAACATAAGACAAGAATTTTTAGGAATGAAAAATGCAAACAGTAATATTAGAAGGAGAATTTGGTAATCGCTTTGGAAAGCGGTGGAATACTAATTGTAACACATTACTTGACATTTTTAAACTAATAGAATGTCAACGAGAAGGCTTTAAACAATATATAATGGAATGTCATGATGCAGGTACCCAATTTGATATAAGAAGAGGAGATGACTATTTAGAAGATGAGCGTGAGGTATTACTCAAATTAAATGATGATGATGTAGTAATCACGCCAATACCTGCAGGCTCAAAAGGGGCAGGAAAACTTTTAGCAGCAATTGTTATTATTTGGGCAGGTTACTGGATAGTACAGGGTGCAGCTGTAGCTGGCGGTGGTTTAGGAGCCGCTTCAGCATATCCAGGTACTGCAGCAGGAAAATTTATGGCGAATGTTGGATTTAAGATGGGGTCAACTTGGGGAGCAAGAGTTGGATATGGCTTAATGTTATCAGGTGCTTCATTAGGATTAAGATCAATTAATGAAATGTTAGCTCCTAATCCATCAAATGATGATGAAGAGGATGTTTCTTTATTAGGAGGAACAGTAAATACTACACAACAAGGAGTACCTGTACCTATAGCATATGGAGAATTAATAGTAGGTGGAGCAACAATTAGCGCAGGATATAGTAACTATTATGGAAGTTTTGAAGTAGGTACATGGAGATTACCAGGACAAGCAACTTCAAGCAATTTAGTGATTCCACCAGGATCTGTGCTAAATGTTCCTGGATCGGGGGATGAAAGTGTGGTAGATGAGACTACATCATCAGAACAAGATGAACTATAGGAGTTAATATGAATTTTGGAGACGGAAGTAACAGAAATTTTACTGGAAAAGAAACTAATGCTGCAGTAGTTTTTGATGCTATTTCTGAAGGGGAAATAGTAGGACTAGTAAATGGAGATGCTAGTATTTATTTTGATGATGTTCCATTAAGAGATGGAGTATCACAAATAGAACGAGGATCTTTTGCAACAATTTCTACTACTGTAGCAGCATCTGCAGTTGTTACTTTATCAGATGGAGCTTTAGATAATGTTGATGTTACTGGTAGTCCAAAAAGACTAATTCACATTTATGGAGCAGGTAAACAAGGAGCTACTTCAGATCCAGATATTACATTTACCTGTATTGCAGGAGACCATACTATAGTTGCTAGTGCAGCCTTTTTTACGGCTGATATGGTTAAAAAGACTCGTCAAACAAATGGAGCAGGAATGCTTAGAATTGTTGGAGCAGGTTTTGAAGAATTAGGTTCTGATTTACTCACTATGATTACTGAGTTTACTGATAGTACACATGTAGAAGTAGATGTTGCTCCTGTAACTTCTGTTACGGCAGCAGCAGGGGGACTAGATCATATTTCAACTATTATATCTTATGACCCTTCTAATAATCAAGTAACTATGAGTGATAACGCTGTGACAGCTATAACAGGTAGTGCAACGACAGGAGCAGGTTATACAATTATTGGTCCTGCCAACCCTAATGCAATAAATACTTCTAAATCTGGACTAAAACGAAATTTTGATAATGTACAATATGAGTTTAGAAGTGGGCATAAGCATCAAACAATTACTAGTTTAATAGGTAATTCTCCACCTAGTGCAAGTTTTGTTCTTTCACCGGGTCAGCGAATGGCTCAAACTCAAATTTCAGGAGTAACAGGAACAGGTACAACTTCTGCATATACTTATACTGCAGCAACTATAGGAGCAACAGAGCCTGCAGAAACAGATGCTGTTGGTTGGACTATAGAAGCACCCCAAGGACTTATGGCAACAAGTACTAAGTCAGGAAATGAGCATAATTCTTGGGTAGAAATAACTGTTGATTTCGAATATACAAGAGATGGGTCAAGCTATCATTCATCTAGATTAGTTGGTAGATCAGATTCTGCATTAGGATCAGCTAGTATTCATGACTTTAGTGATAATACTAGAGGCATGGGGACAGGTTTTATAATTCATAGAACTACAAAACCTATTATAGAACAGTATGAATTTTCAGTTCAAAATTTTAAACCTTTTACTAATTGGCGATTAAAATTTCAAAGAGTTAATGAGCCCATGAAGTCACTGGGACATCATCAACATAGCAATGAATCTATTATTAAACATATTGAATCTCATATTACAGATAAACTAACTTATCCTTATACTGCTTATGCGGCAGTATCTTTTAGCTCAAAGGATTTTAGTACTACTCCAAAAAGAGGATATCACATAAGAGGTAAAAAAGTTCAAGTTCCTACTAATTATAAAACTAGAGAGGAAATGAGTAGTAATTCAGCTAGTTATGCTAGAAATGTATCTACTGGAGGCCAAGAGTCAACCTACCAAGATTGGGATGGTAATTTTAGAGGAGATGTATCTAGCTTTGCTGCTACTAGTGTTAATCATGCGCTTGTATATACTGATAATCCTGCGTGGATATTTTATGATTTAGTACGAGACCCTAGATATGGTTTAGGACATATTGTAGATGCAAGTTTAGTTGATAAATATTCTTTATATCAAATTGCAAGATATTGTGATGAATTAGTACCTGATGGTAAAGGGGGACAAGAGCCTCGATTTACATGCAATGTTTATATTACAAAAGCTCAGGAAGCTTATAAAGTTTTAAAAGATCTTGCATCAGTTTTTAGAGGAATAACTCTTTGGATGGATGGTCAATTAGTAGCAATTCAAGATAGACCTAGAGAACCTATTTATACTTTTTCTCAGGGTAATGTTATAGACGGAGAGTTTTCTTATGAGTCTACTTCTGAGAGAATAAGAGCTAATCAATACCTAGTTAAGTGGATGGACCCAGAAGATAACTTTAAAGAGAAAGTTGAAATAGTAGATGATGTAGATAATATAATTGAAAAAGGAAGAATAGTATCAAAAGACTTTAAAGCTTTCGGTTGTACTAGTCAAGGACAAGCTAATAGAATTGGAAAATGGGCTATTACTACAGATAAATTAGAAACTGAACTTTGTAAGTTTTCTACTGGAATGAATGCTGCAATACTAAGACCTGGTGATGTTGTAAATATACAAGACGCCACTATAGATACGATACAATTTAGCGGTAGAATAAAAGCAGGAACAAGTACAACAATAGTAACTTTAGATAGAGCAATAACTTTAGCCTCAAGTACTACATATAAACTGCATTTAATATACCCAGAAGGTGGAGCTTATTTAGTAAGTCCAGAAAAAGTACATATAAATAGCACTACGTATACAAAAGGTGATTTAATACTTCTTGATGAGAGTGGAGCAACAATTAATACTTTTGCTAAAGCTACTAATGTTAAAGAAGATTCTGATGCGGCATCTAATGGTGGTACTGAAAATAATGGTAAAGTAGAATTAGCTTGGAGTGAAAATTCAAGGGTAGAAACTAAAACAATTAGCACATCAGCAGGAACAATAGCAGCAGGTAGTAATATTACTGTAAGTTCCGCTTTTTCTTCTGCTCCAAATTCAGAAGTTGTTTGGGCAATTTCTGGTAGAACTACTACTTCAACTAATGAAGTTACAGGTAACCCAAAACAATATAGAATTATGGGAGTCGAAAGTCAGGGAGAAGGAGTATTCAATATTGGAGCTGCAGAATATAGAGACGAAAAATACGATATTGTAGAAAAAGGGTACACTTTAGAACCTACTAGAGAATCTGTTTTAAAGAAACCTGTAAATATGCATAGAGATGCTTCGTATCCCTCACCTGCTAGTTTAACTTTTAATTTACAATCTGTTGCTGCTAGTTTTAGTACTACTGATAGTACAGAAGATGTAACGGGAGCTTTAGAGGCACTAATTAGTTGGGCAACTCCTGTAGAAACTTGGGTAGCTGATAATGTTTTAAATGCGACATTCGTTAACGAAGCTCTAGATAATTCTGAAACTACAATTACAGTAGGAGATGCAGGTGATTTTGCTGCAACAGGCTATGGAGTTATTGAAGCAGGAACATCACAAGAAGAAGTGGTATACTGGTCTGCAAAAAGTAGTAATGATTTAACAGTTACTAGAGGAGCTTTAAGATCTCCAAAACGAGCACATGATACAGGTGTTAGTTTTGAAGAAAGACGAAATTATGAAAGAGTTCCACCAGGTATAACGCAATTTGAAATAGAACATAATTTTGGAATTGTATCCAAAAATGATGGATTTAATAGAGAATTTGTAGGAGCAAAGACTTATGCATTTAGAGTACCTAATGTTCCTGCAGGAACATATACTGTAAGAATTAGAGCTATATATGAAGGAGGGGCACTATCAGAATGGGCCGTATTAGAAAAAACAATAACAGCTCCAGTAACAGGCCAATCTCAATCTTTAGAAAAACTTACATTTGGTGGTATATTATCAGCAGGACTTACAATAGATTCTTCAGGTAACTGGGATCTCTCTGCTAGTCCTTACACAGTAGTTAACACTGCAGGAAGAGAATATAGTGTAACTCAAGCTACTCAAAGTCATGCTCAAAGAAGACAATCTTTTAGTTCTTTAACAGATGGACAAACTGGATATGCTCTATTTGACGCTAGTGCCGTTGCTTCTGATCCGTGGAAAGCGATTATACAAGTAACGGATACAACTTATCATAAAGGTCAAACAGGATTAGCAGGAAGTTTTACTTGGTGGCAGGAAGTAGGGGCCAGTGCTAATGGCTTAACACAAGCATCAGGGACCATTACAACTACACTAGATAGTGATACAGTAACTGGTTCTAGTACTGCTTTTACTACTGATTTTGCTGCAGGAGACTTTATTAGATTACATGATAGTGCAAGCACTTCATTTGGTACAGGTTCGTGGTATGGGTATGTAGATCAAGTAGTAAGTAATACTGAGTTAAAAGTAGTTGGAGCAGTAACAAAAGCATTTACTACTAAATATGCTTATAAAGGCACTTTTAGACCAGATTTTATAAATGATTTTATAATTTCAAAAATTATACGAAATTCTTCTAGTTCTTATGTTTTAAATAACTATGCAGGTGGAGGTGGAGTTGATGGAGCTGCTGGAAATGATGGGTCAGCAGGAACAGATGCTCGAGTTGTTAATTTAACAATGGCAGATCAAACTTTTGAATATAATACTAGTGGTCTTATTCCTTCTCCTTCAGATGCTGTTGTAACTGCAACAGCTTTGAATACTACTGGAACTGTTTATTATCAATTCTATAAAAATGATTCAAGTGTTCAAAATACTACTACTGCAACTTATACTTATACACCACCTTCAGCATATTCTGATATGCCAGAAAAATTAGAAGTACAAATAAGAGAAGGAAGTAACAGTGGTGATATATTAGCAAGAGACCAAATAACAGCTTCTGGACTTCAAGAAGGTCTTGATGGTTTTAGTACAATTCTTACTAATGAAGCCCATACTCTTCCTACTGCTACAGATGATACAGTAACTTATACAGGCTCAGGAACAGATATAGATGTGTGGCATGGAACAACCCACCTAGCTTATGGAACAGGTAATAGTCAATTTGTAGTTGCAGTAGCTGATGATACTAATATAACTGTTGGTTCAGCTTCTACAGTTTCAACTTATTCTAGAAGATTTGCAGATCATAGTAGTATGACAGCTGATACTGCTTCTATTACATATACTATAACAGCAAAAGATCCTGTAGGAGTCTCTAGCGCTTTTACTAGAATACAAACTTTTTCTAAATCTAAACAAGGAATTGCTGCAGTAAGTGCTATTTTATCAAATGATAATCATTCATTACCAGCTGATGAAGATGGAGTTGTTTCTTCTTATGCAGATAGTGGAACTACTATTAAAGTATACGAGGGAGAAACAGCATTAACTTTTCAAACAGGTACTGTTTTAGCAGGACAATTTGCAGTTGCTATAGGAAATACTGCTAATATAACGGAAGGTAGCGCTTCAGGAGACGAAAGTACCACTTGTACAATTGGAAATCATAGTGGGGCAGCAGATGGAACTGATAGTTTTGTAATTACATATACTATTTCAGGTAAAAATGCGGCTGGAGATGATTTTACTACTTTTACTAAAGATCAGACGTTAACAAAAGCAAAATCGGGGAATGAAGGAAAAGGAACTACTACAATTTATTACTTACAAACTGGATTTAGTATACCAAGTACTCCTACAGCGGGAACAGATGAAACACCAGGTAGCTGGATACTTACAGTTCCAACTGCTGCTTCAGGTAAATCTATTTGGTACTCAATAGGAACTAAACCTGTAGACAGTAGTACTTGGACATTTACTGCTGCGCAATTTTATTTAGGAGATTTAACTTACACTATTCCAGGTATTTTAAATATAAATCCTGGCGGTTCAGGTTTAGGAATAATTAATTTAACTACTAATGATTATTTAAATACTGTAATTGAACCAACTCATACTTCAGGAAGTGGGCACCCTTCAGGTACACAGCCAAAAGGCTCCACATACATAGAAACGGGGACAGATCCTGATACTTTGTGGACAACAACTGGTGGTGGTACTTGGGTTGAATTCGGATTAAATAAAGATACAACATACTCAGCAGGAACTAATATGACTTTGAGTGGATCAACTTTTTCATCTACTGACACAAATACAACTTATTCAGCAGGAGATTTCGCTATAACTAGTCTAAGTGGCTATGATGCTGCTCTGTATGCAAATGCTAATCTATCTAATGCCGATGTCTTAGATTCAATAGGATTTACTCCATATAATTCTTCAAATCCTTCAGGTTATAATAACTATACCTTACCTACTAATGTAGTAATAGGAACACCATCTATAAGTGGTACAACAATTACAATACCTAGAAATGGGGCAGGAAATGTTACATTAACAACTCAAGATACAAACACTACTTATTCAGCAGGTGATTTTAACATAACAGCACTAGCAGGATTTTCTGCAGATGATTACGCAAACGCAAATTTAGAATGGGGGTCTATTACAGTAACTTCAGGGGCTGCCGCAGCTAGTTTTTCTTCATATAATGGTAGTACTTGGAATGGAGTAAGTACTACAGGAACTATAAGCATAGTTCACCCAGCAGATGGAACATTTGAGGCAACCTATACATGGGTTAATGATGGTTCCAATGTTAGAGCTAATACTGGATCAGGAACAGAAGGATTTGCATTAACTAATACTGGCAGTGGTAATGATGCGTGGACTTTCTCAGCAGCAACACATAGTGCGGCACAATATATTTCAAAAACAGTTACTCATACTGCAAGTAGTAATACTATAACTTTAATTTGTTCTATGGTTGATTTAACAGGTTCTGGTGGTGGTGGTGGTAAATGTCTAACTCCTGCTATGTTACCTGAAGGGTTAAAAATAGGAGATGAAGTAGATAGTCCCGAAGGCAAAACTAAAGTAGTATATATAATACATAAACAACGAGAAGGATACTACATACTAGAAGATGAATTAGAAATAACAAATGATCACCCAATTTTAATTGAGGGAGAATGGATACTAGCGGAAGAATATCAGGGTAAGAAAGAGTACATAGATGAACCAACAGATGTTATCTATGTGGAAACAGAAAATGAATTATTAACTGTCAAAGACTGGACAGTTGGAGGTAAATACTAATGACTACAGTTACAGCAAATAATAGTTGGGTACATAGACCCATGATAGAAAGCGATTACACATTTTGGATGGAGTGTTGGAAGGATTATCCTTTAAGTCCAGAAGTTGGAACATTTACTTATGACGAACGTTTAAAGTGGTTTTCTGCAAGAATAACACAAAATGAAACAGGCACAGATGCTAGTATTAAAAGTGGCTATACTATGCCCAACAACCAACCTATTATCAGAACTTATATTTCAGTAAACCCAGCAGGTGTTGCTGTGGGTATAAGAGTATATAGTTTTGAAGCATCTGGAGAAGCTTGGGTACGTGCAGATATTATACACCCTACTCATAGAGGTAATGGTTATTTTACAGACCATAAAATATTAGCAGTAGGACTAATGCGTGAATGGAATATTACAACAATCAAAGGTTGGGTAGAAAATGACCCAACGTTTAGTACCATCGGACTAGTAAAAACAAAATTAGGAAATTTAGGTATGGCTATTTCAGCATCAGCCAAAGACTCTAGTGATCTTGCTTTAAATTCTGAGGGAGCTTCCGTATCTTTAGATAGTTTAAGTATAACTATTGCACAGTGTGAAGCACTAAAAAGTGCAGACAGTGATTGGGCTGATGTAACATATACCGTATCTTAATAATGGGCGTGGCTATCAGCCACCCTTCAACATCAACAGTCAAATGACTAATACAATTCACGCAAAATAACTCTCAATTTCAGAGGAGGTGTCAAAAAATTTATCTTGACATTTACCTCTAATTTTAGTATAATTAAGAATAAGGAGAAAATAAGAATATGTCAGCTGCAACTTACAACATTGAGATTGACCAAGGCTCAGACTTTAGTATTAATATTGAAGTAAAAGAAGATGATGTGGTCAAAAACCTAACAGGATATTCGGCACGAGCACAAGCGAGAGCGGCGGAAGAGTCATCTTCTGCTGCGTTCAGTTTTACGTGTACGATTCCTACACCTTCAAATGGAAAGGTCAATATAGCTTTACCTGCAGCTACCTCGTCATCAGCAACTGCTGGACAATATGTGTATGATTTAGAAATTTATACAGCTAGCGATGCGGCAGTATCAAGACTTATTAAAGGCACTTGTACTCTGGATAGAGAAATAACGAGGGCATAATGGCAACAACACTTACTATCTCTACACCCGTAACTACAACTTTAACTATAGATGGTACAAGCACTACTTATAATGTTACTGGAGAAAGTACTACACTCGAAATATCAACTCAAATTTCAGCAACTGTTGGTTCAGCGATTATATATACACCTTCTGGGCGTATGGAGTCTACTAATGTACAAGCAGCACTAGACGAACTTGCAGGCGATTATTTCGTACAAGCAGGTACTCCATCAGGTTCACAATTGAACGAAGGAGACCTTTGGTACGATACAGATGATGATGAGATTAAAGTTTATCGGGAATCAACATGGCAAACACTTGCCGGAGCAGGAGGAACAGCAGAAACTATGCTTACTCTTGATGGAGGGTCATTTTAATGGCTACAAATGTAATTAAAATTAAAAGATCGACAGGGACTTCCGCGCCCTCGTCATTAAATGCTGGAGAACTAGCATTTACAGGAGGCGGTGGAACTGCTGGTAATAATGGACAACGTCTATTTATTGGTGACCCTGCAAATTCAAATGCAGTAACAGTAATTGGCGGAAATTACTTTGCAGGATTAATGGATCACGCACATGGTACGACTACAGCAAGTTCAGCACTAATTGTTGACTCTGCTAGTTCAACTACACAACTAAGAACCCCAGCTTTATATTTAGGAAGCTCTGGTTCAGATACATTAGTATCTTCAACAGCAGCAGAACTTAATTTAATAGACGGTTCTTCTGCGGGAACTATTGTTAATAGTAAAGCCTTAATTTAT